AATACAAGCATACACCAGACGATACATAAAGTCAAGGAACATTATGAAAGGAGTGATTTAATTGTTTCAGACAGTGAGGCAAGCAGCGAGATACTTAGAAGTCCCCGAACACCTCATCCGTTCTATGGTAGCACAGGGAGAATGCCCCGGAATTTATAGCGGAAATCGTTTTCTTGTTCATGTAGAAGCCCTGCGCGAATATCTCGACACCGCAAGCAGAAGCAGCAAGGAGGCAGTAAGACATGAATAAAAACGAAAAAGCCCGCTCCACGGCGGCAACCGTGAAACGGGCAGAAGCGGCGGCACTTGGCGGGTCAGCAGCTTCATTCTATGGTGAGTTTACCACGACAACGCCCGCGCGTCAAGTGGCCGATTTTCTCCCACACGGCGCAGCAAATGCCGTTGATGGAAGGTCACTCGCAACGGCTATGGGCTTCAAGTCTGTGCGCGAGCTATCAAAGAGAATCGAGCGCGAGCGCCGCGCCGGTCAACCAATCTGCGCAGCGGTCAGTGGCGAACACAGGGGCTATTTCATTGGCGATGCGGAAGAGCTGCGGCTTTATCTGCACTCGCTTGACCGCCGTCTTAGAGAAGTGCGCCGAACCCGCGATGCTATTGTCGAAACATTGCGCCGCGAGAGTGGGCAGATGGTTTTGGAGGGCTGGAATGGCTGAAATCAAGGAAAAACACCCGTCATGGTTCAAAATGAAGATCGAGCGGCGGCAGCTTATCAAGCAACTCCCGCCGGAAATCGCGGTCAATGTTCTTCTTGCTTGTTGGGAGTATCTTGAAACTTGTAAAATTCCCGACACCTTACAGCCAATGGAGAAAATCGCCTTTTCTGCTTTCTTCCCTGACATGGAAGAGGCATGGCAGCGCTATGAACAGCGAGTAAATGCCAAGAGAAATAAATCGACCGATATCGACCGATAGCAACCGACACAGAAGAAGAACCAGAAGAAGAACCAGAAAAAGAACCAGAACCAGAAATGTAAAAGGGAATATCTTCGATATTCAACAAAGTATAAGGGGGCTGCGCCCCGCCCCCCCCCTTGTTTTGCAAAGGAGTGATAAATTGATTTTTGATTTTGACAAGTTTGCTCAAATAACTGCGAGCGTTTACCCTGTTAGCCCGTACACCCTCGAAGAATCTTTGAGCGTGTTTCGCTACTACTTCGAGAAGTACGAAGAATATACCGGCAGGCCGCACCCGCCGATCAGAGCAAGCCAGATCGTGCGCGTCTGTCAGGATATGCCTTTTATCAGCCGGGAATACAGCGGCGGCCTATATGCTGATATCGAACCAGAGGCATACCCTGCACTGATTGACAGGTATTTTGCTACGAAATATCGCAACTGCGACCGGAACATAAACCATTTTTTCAGCGGTCGAATCCGGGAAATGAAGTTTTACGAGGAACTTTACTGATGGGGAAGAGATCACAGCGCAAAGGGGCAGACGGTGAAAGAGAACTTGCCGCCATTCTTCGAGAGTATGGTTACACCGTGGAACGCGGCGGGTCTATGTCCTTCGGTGAAGTGCCTGACCTTGTAGGCTTGCCCAGTATCCATATCGAGGTGAAGCGCTGCGAGCAAGTCAGGCTTTCGGAGTGGATGCAGCAAGCAGAGACGGACAGCAAGCGATTTAGTGACGGTATGCCTGTTGTGTTCCATCGCCGCAGCCGTGAGCCGTGGCGCGTGACTATGAGCCTTGCAAATTTCATGGACATATATTCCGCAAAATTCCTTAATTCTCCGAGAAAGGAGTGTGAAAAAAATGGCACTGACGCAGAATCAGCAGAAAGCGATAGCGGCGCTATTGTCCAGCCCATCCCGTGAAGAAGCGGCGCGGAAGTGCGGCCTTACATCAAGAACACTTCGGGCGTATTTCCAAAACAATGAGTTTTGCGAGGCGTATAGATCGGCTTTTCAAGAGCTGACAGAAAATGCAACGCGACAGGCGCAGCGCTTACTATCTCCGGCGCTTGATACGCTGGAAGAGGTCATGAAGGACGCAGACGCACAACCGGCGGCAAGAACAAATGCGGCGCGGATTGCGATTGAAAGCGCTATGAAGCTGACCGAACAGGCCGACATTTTGGAGCAGTTGCGAGAGCTGGAAGAATGGAGGGAAGAATTAAATGCCAACCGTTGACGCACGCCTTGCAGCCCTGCGCGAGTTTCTAAAATCTCACGCGACCGGCGAAACCGTTTTTATTGTCGAGGGCGGCGGCGAGTATCACACAAAAGAAGATCCTTTTAACTACCTGATGCAGCACGGCGCATATACCCATGACGGGCGGCGCATTGTCTTATTTCCGCACCTAATCGAGGGCGTAGACCCGTTGAGTTTGAGCCTTTATCAGCTTATTGACGAAGCGGTAGAGGAAGGGCGGTTGACCCTGCCGGAATTGAAGAGTGACGAGATCGGAGGTAAAGCCCTTGAATGGCGGAATTAAAGCCCGCCTTGCCGCTTTACGGGCGATTGCAGCGCAGAAGCAAACGGGCGTAGCAATTATGACCTTGCTTGAAAATGGCGCGTGGGCGGCTTGCAGAGCGCCGCAAAGCCCCGCAAAAGTATTTCAGACGGAGCAGGAAGCAAAAGCCTATTTATCAGACTGCGAGAGCGTTATCATTATCGATCTTTAAGAAAATCAGCGCAACAGCGCGTAAAAACGAAAGGGAATTTACATCATGAGCCAGTTTAACATTTATGCCCGAAAGCTCGACGAGGCTTTCAAAGAAGCCCGCAGCGAGTACAACACCGCTTTCCGCGCACTCCAAGAGGCGCAGCAGGCCAGCCGTGACGCTAACGCATGGAAGCCAGGAGACAGCGCCGAGGAAAAGCAGGTGAGAACAACCCGCGCAGCGCTAAAGCTGCATGACGCAGAAGCCACCTTTAACGAGGTGAGCGCCCGCGTTTGGGACAACTTCAAGGCCACGCGCCGCACGATCCGCGCCGAGCTGGAACAGGCAGTGCGCGCCGCCAATATTGCAAACCCTGACGCAATCGACAATAACGCCCTTGAGCTGATGAAAACCGGCGTTCTTTCCTCGGCTGATTACTCCGCGTTCATGGAGAGATTTGACAGCAACCACACCATGTTAAAGTTAGTTGGTCACTACGCAGCCGAAGCCGCAAAGACTACGGACAGCCGCCGAGAGGCCGCAGCCCTTAACGCTATCGCTCTTGACTGCCAGAGCGGGGAGGGCGCAGTCATGCGGGCATGGGACAGCATTTCGGCAATTTCTGACAGTTGCGGCGACGGGGACGGCTACCGGCGCAAATCGCCCGGTGTAATTGTCAGCATGAGCGAAAAATGGGACGATCTCGCGGGCGAGGCCGTGGAGAACTTCTGATTTTCGATAAGCGGCAGAGATCAACATTCTGATACAAAGCTTCCTGAAAACAAATTTAAGGAGAGATAAATATGGAACTTAGTTTTGCGAACGGCGTGCAGGAATACACCGTGCACGGCATTAAGGGTGATGTGATCATTCGATTCAACCCGACTGACGGCACGTTTATCCAGCGTCTTTACAACGCATTTGATACGCTGGACAAGAAACAGGAGAAATACGCAGATGAGGTGCAGAAGTGCGGCGACCGCGTTGAGATTTTCAACATTGCCGACCGCCGCGACAAGGAGATGCGCGAGATCATTGACGGTCTTTTTGAAGAGCCGGTGTGTGACAGCATCTTTGGCAGCATGAACCTTTATGCGCTGGCAGACGGCCTGAACGTATGGGTAAATTTCCTGCTTGCGCTGATGGATGAGACAGACAGCGCCTTTGCTCGTGAGCAGAAAGCCACGAATCCGCGCATTCAGAAGTACACGGCAAAGTATCGCCGATGAATTGGGGCTTGCCTACCTCCGTCGAGATCGGCGGAGAAAGCTATGAGATCCGCACGGACTTTCGCGTTATCCTCGACATTTTTGTCATGCTGAGTGATCCTGATTTGAGCGGCACTGACCGCGCAGAGGGCATCTTGCAGATGTTCTATGTCTCGCCTGAGGATATCCCGCCGCAGCATTTGCAGGAAGCTGTAGACCGTTTTACATGGTTCCAGAACGGCGGACAGGAGCCGGACAAGAAGAAATCGCCGAAGCTGGTTGACTGGGAGCAGGACTATCCGTTGATCCTCCCGCCCATCAACCGAATATTCGGACAAGATATCCGCGGAATCCCTTATGATGCGGAGACCAACACCGGGGGCGTCCATTGGTGGACGTTCCTCGGTGCGTATAACGATCTCGGGGACTGCACCTTTGCTCAGGTCGTGCGCATCAGAGACAAAAAAGCGCGCGGCAAGACGCTTGAAAAGGATGAACGCGAGTGGTACCGCAGGAACAGCAATATCGTGAATATGAAACACAAACTCAGTCAGGAAGAAGAGACGACTATTTCTAAGTGGCTGGGAGCGGGAAAGGAGTAATTAAATGGCAAATGCTGACGGCAACGTGATCTTCTCGTGCGACTTGGATTCGACCAAAGCACAAAAGAAACTGAGCAAGCTGCGTGATAAGATATCCGAACTGAATGGCGAGCTTGAAAAGGAAACGGGCAATAAGATGAACCTTGAAAAGCAGCTTGACGCCGCATCTCAGGCAGCGAAAGCTACGGAGGAACGCGTGAAGATGCTGCGAAAGGAAGTCGAACGGCTGAACGACCGCGAATGGATCCAAAAACAGGGCTTTACACAGAACGAGTATCAGACGCAAGTGCTCGACCGCCGCGCCGCTGCGGAGGCGGAGCTCAAACAGCAGGAAGCGCTTTTGCACACGCAGACGAAGGAGGTCAAAACGCTTTCGGCTGCTTACGAAGAGACGACCGCCAACATCGACAGCATGACGGTATGATATCGTGCTCGACCGTCTGGAACGAGTGATCCACCAGCTCGTGGAGCTGCAGACGGCGGAGTAAAGGGCGGCGGGATTGCCTATCCTTTGTTCCATTGCGAAGCCCTGCCCGAAGTACAGCGGCAGGCAGCGCCCTAAAGTATCTGGGCGCGGGAGTGCGTAAATAGTGCCATAATCTCCATATAAAGGGCGGGGGCAACAGCCCCCGCCCTTCTTTTTAAGTCTCGGATTTATCCGGGGCTTTTTCTCTCGGCTTCATCGCCTGTATGACCTTATCGCGCTGCGCCTGTGTTTCAACCGCTCGACCAATAAACGCCGGAACGGTCTCGCCCGCCCTCTGTGCCGCCTCCTGCGCTGTTTTAAGCGCGGCAGGGGTAAGGATAGCCCCCATGCCTTGCGGCGCTCCTGCGGGCTGCTGCGGGCCGTTTATCCGTTGTTCCGTTGCACCGATGATATACTGATTCATGCTTTCACCGGCAACGGCAGCGGCGGCCTTTACCATGTCCTTCATGCCCTTTGGCATAGCAATAGATACGCGGTCAAGGTTTGCAGCGTCCCATTTTTGCGCGCTCTTTTTCTGAGCCTCCGATACTGCCATTAAAAACACCTCCTTTTCCACTATTCGCATTATAGCACAGAACATGTATACTTATCAAGTAGATTTATGCACAAACAATCTACTTAATAATTAGATAATTTGCCAATGGACAAACTACTTAATAAGTAGTATCATATAATCACAGCAAGGGGAAAGCAAAACAATGCTTCACAACTGACGATCAGAAGAGATTGATAGAAACTCCCAAAGGGATAGAGCCTCAGGAGATCGCCGCCCCAATAAATCGACAGGAGGACAACACAATGAGCATTAACGAAATGGAACGCAAAGCCCGCGAGCTGCGGGAGCTGCAATCTCTCATCGAAGAGGCAGCGGCAGAAGCCGAAGCCATCAAGGACGCGATCAAGGCCGCTATGGGCGATGCCGAGGAAGTCCATGCAGGTGAGTACAAAATCACATGGAAGGCCGTAACCACCGCCAGAATCGACACCGCCGCGCTGAAAAAGGCGCTTCCCGATCTGGCACAGCAGTTCACAAAGACCACCACCGCCCGCCGGTTCTGCGTGGCATGAAAACACTACCAACCACCACGGAAGGATTACAAGGAGGCCTCAACATGGATGCACAAACCCAGCTAGCAGCAGAACTTTATAAAACGCTCAATGATGCGCAAAAACAGGAAGTCTTGAGCATGATTGATACTTTACTAAGTCAGCAATTAAACGATCAACAATCGCTTGATTCTCATTCCGCTGCTACGGAAAATCAAGATAGCATCGCATGAGAAAGGCTCCATGTCCCAGCCGACCAAAGCAAGACACGGAGCCACTACCAACCACCACAGGGAGGCCGGTATCGGTATTATACCGACCTCCCGCCGAGAAAGCAAGGAGGAAATTTGCAATGCCCAGCAAGAAAACGGAAAGCACATTGCAGGAGGCAATTCGCCTAATCTTGGAAATGAACGACGAACAAATCAGGATCGTCGTTGAAGCATTCAATATTCAACTGGAGGATGAAACAAAAACCCCGGAAGAATGCGTAATGCTCGCCCGTGAGCGCTTAAACAAGGAGGAAAAACGATGACAGCGGCAGAAATCGAAAAAATGCGAAACGATCTTGAAGCCGTCGTTTTAACAATGTCACTTGAACAGAAAATGCTTTTACTCGACTTTATCAACCATCTGGAGCAAGGTAGAGCTGGAAAGCGTGAAATGGGAAGCTGTGAGCATTTGGGGAATAAGCAGGGAAACAACTTGGAGAATCAGGCAAAGGAGGGCAGGAACAATTAAAGAGCAACGCCGGGATGATTCCCGGCGTTCTTTTTATGCCCCGTTGCGGTTTTTGAGTTCAACAATAATTCAACTCCATTACAAAAAGTTCAACTATTTTACTTGACGATATAAAACGAGGAATTCAAAAAACGTAGTAATACCAATACTTTGCGCGACATTGCGTCACGATAGCAAACACCTTGTTTGTAACTACGGACCAGAAGGCCGGGGGTTCGAATCCCTCACGGCGTACCAAAAGTCCTCAAAATCGTCTGATTTCGAGGACTTTTGCTTTTCATAAGTTGCTATTTAGGGGTGTCGCTTTTTTCTGACCCAAACGCTGACCCCAACGGGAGCGGGTAGTGGAAAGGTCTATACCGCACGGGATAGGATACTCCCCATGGTCTGGGCGGCTTTGAGTTGGGCGTCGGTGGTGACGTGGGCGTAAGTGTCCAGCGTGAAGCCCGCGGAGTAGTGTCCGAGCATACTGCTGACCGTTTTCACGTCCACGCCGTTCTGGAGCGCCATCGTCGCGAAGGTGTGACGGAGATCATGAAAGCGTATTCTCGGTAGACCCGCTCGTTTCAGCACCCGCTGGAGCATGTGCAGGACGCTGTCCGGTGACATGGGGCCTCCTGTTGGTGCCGGGAACACCCATTCGCTGTTACCCACCTTGCACTTTTGCATTTTTAGAACGCTTATCGCGTCTGCCGACAGCGGCAGCGTGCGGTAGGCGTTTTTCGTTTTCAATGGTGCTTCGACTACCTTGCCGTTCTGCCGCGAGATGGCCCGTTGGATTTTCAGCACACCACGGTCGAGGTCGACGTCCGTCCACTTCAGCCCCAGCAGTTCCCCACGGCGTAGTCCTGTGGCGAGGTCGAGGTAGTAGAGCTCGTACACGCCGCTGTCTTTGGCCTCCTGGAAGAAAGCACTGAGTTGGTCGGCGGTCAGGGTTTTCATCTCTTTGTGCTCCACCTTTGGCAGGGCGCAGCCCTGCGTTGGATTCCTGCTCACCAAATTCTGCTCCATGGCGAGGTTGTACGCCGAGCCGATCATCTGGTGGATATTGCGGACAGTCTTTGGGGCCAGACCTTTCGGCTTTTTCTTGGCCTCAATGCGGTCTACTCGCCCGCCGTCCAACAGGTGTTTGTAGAATCTCTGCAAGTCCAGAGAGGTTAGGTCTGCCAGCGGAACGCTGCCGATCTGCGGCTTGATGTGGTTTTTCAGAAAACCTTGGCTGGTCTTGAACGTGGACGGTCTGAGTTTCACCTTGGCGTAGTTCTCCATCCAGACCTCCAGCCA